AAGTGAATATAACACACCTTGTGCAACGTAGGGAAACTTATGATCAGCATAAGTTTTGCTTATGACAGAAAAGGATTGTTTTTCCTAGGGATTGGCACACTTTTTGACCGGCGGGGTGGCACCCCCTTTGCGGGTGGGCTTCGTTTACGATACCCCCCTCAAAAATTTTCCGCCTTTTTGACCATGCTAAACAAAATTGAAATTGGTCAAACTATTACTCTCACCTACTGCGAGCAGAAACTGGCCCATTTCGTTGCTCGTCATCGCAACGGAAACAATCGCCATTTCAACGTGGCAAATTTGAAGATTAGTGCGGAATCGCCGTTGACCGTGGATTTGGAGGGAATAGCTGGCGAGATTGCTTTCTGCCGTCTGTTCAATGTCTATCCCGACCTGGATACGGACCGTCCGCCCCCGCATCCGTTCTACGACGCGACAATCCCGCCGCCGCCGGGATATCGCATCGATGTCAAAACGACCAAGTACGACAACGGAAAGCTGCTGGTGGATGCGCGTAAGGACAGCGTTAAGACCAACGCGGTTGATTTCTATGTGCTGATGACCGGCACTTTCCCCGGTCCGTACACTTATCGCGGTATGATAGCGCGTGAGATAATCATCGCCCCACATCGAATCGAGACGATCAAGGGTTATCGTTCGTACGTCGCCATTCAATCGGAGCTTGTGGCCAACCCCATGGATTCCACATTTTAATTGACGCGATAAGCGTTTCTATCGCTCCATCCCGCGTAACGACCCTAAGCAATGCACCCGCTTGGTCAGCGAGCGCAACCCGTCTAAGCGGCAATGACACTCCGCATGCAGCAGGTTGGATAATCAGCCACCGTGTGGTGGATGGATAACCAGCCATAACGCAGATAACGTCGGTTTACATTTTTCATCTCATGTCTTGTCCTAATGTCTTCAACGCCTTTGCGGTGGCTACCGAGTCGCTCGCTCAGGACGTTTACAAACGCGCCTCGTACCGCTCGATGTGGCTCAACATGATCGAGCGCGGCGAGTATCCCCAGGGTACGGGTTTGACCCAGACCTCGTTCACCACCACCTCCATCGAGCCGACTGCGGCTGAGGAGTGGTCGGCCATCACGCTCGCCAGCGGTAATCCTGGTGATAACGGTGGTGCTTGCGATGTCACCTACAACGACGTTCCGGTCGGCTACAATGCCGTTACCTGGAGTCCTGAGCGTTTCGCCCTCAAAGGTCCGCTCCTGTGTAAGGACGATCTGACCTTCGACCATCGCGTCGAGGCGTTCCTGCGGGTGTACTTGGAGAAGCTCTCGATCCGCGCTCAGCGCACTTGGGAGACTCGCTATCAGAACACCTTCGCCAAGTTCGCCATCAAGGCGATTGCCGATTCGAGCTTCACCCAGACCGAGACGATTCCGTCTGGTGTGAATGAGTTCCCCTGGATTCAGGCCGGTTCCGCCGGTCAGGCTCTGAATCAGTCCACCTCCGAGCTGACTCAGGAGATGCTGGATGTCGCCGCCGCCACGCTGATCCGAAATGGTGCTACCAATCCTGATAGCTCCGGTTTCATCAGCTACAGCAGCGACGGTCCGATCTTCCCGCTGTACATCGGATTGGAGGCTTCGCAGCGCATCGCTCAGAACAACCCCGCGTTCCGCGACGACTTGCGCTATGCCGATCAGGGCAGCGGCGCTGGTGCGGAGTTGCTCAAGCGCATTGGCGCGAATCGGGTCATCAAGAACTTCCGGCATGTGCCGAATCTGTTCCCGCCCCGCTTCACCTACGCCGGTGGCAAGTACACGCTGGTTCAGCCGTTCACCAGCTCCAGCGGCACCAAGGGTACAGTGTTCAGCGTCAACCCGAGCTGGACGACCGCTCCGTACGAGGCTGCGTTCATCGTCACCCCGTACGTCTTCAAGTCTCACATCGTCCGCCCCGTGAACCGGGTTGGCGACTTGAGCTGGATGCCGACCAACTACATGGGCGAGTGGCAGTGGGTGACTGGTGCCTACAAGCTCGATGTGGATTGCGCCGATCCTCTGGAGAAGAAGGGCCAGCATTATGCTGAGTTCGTGCATGCCTCGGAGCCGATCTTCCCGTCGCAGGGAATGACTATTATCTTTAGGCGTTGCACCGGCGCTCTGACCCAGGTAATTTGTTCCTGAGGTAGTTAATACCTAATCCATGCAGCCTCGGCAGCGAAAGTTGCCGGGGCTTTTTCTTTGCCTCAACGTCTTGACGAATCAACGTTGATTGGTTAAGATTTCAGCGCATGGAAAAACTGAAACGTGGCGACGTACGCGAAAGTGACGGGAAAAAGTTCTGGTTCTACGGCCCGAAGCTGGCCAACGGTGAACGCTCGGAATATTGGGTTTCGCCTGAAAGGTACGAATACTTGCTTCTGAAATCGGCTGAGAAACTCAAGCGGTACGCGGAAAAAAATCCAGACAAGCTCAAGGAGGGTGCAGCCAGGAGATATCAAGAAAATCGAGAACAGAGGCTTGAGAAAGCGCGCGAGTATTACGTTCAGAACAAAGAGCAGGTCAACAAACGGAACAGCGAGTATTGGAAAAAGAACGCTGAACACCTGAAGAAAAAGTCGAACGAATACCGTGCTGCCAATCGCGAGCGAGCGCGTCGATGGAGCAGAAAATACTCGCAAGCCAATCGTCAGAAACTGAACGACAAGCTTCGAGAACGCCGCCGCAACGACCCGCTCATGCGCCTCAAAGACGCAATTCGAAACTCAGTCCGCGCGTATCTCGGAAGCAAGAAAACGCGACGGTCGGCCACGTTCGAGATTGTCGGATGTACGCCTGATTTCTTGCGTTCTCATCTGGAGAAGCAGTTCAAGCCGGGGATGACCTGGGAGAATTACGGCAGTCATTGGCATGTCGATCATCGCATTCCATTGGCCAGCGGAACGACGCCCGAGGAGGTTATGGGCTTGAGTCATTGGACGAATCTGCAACCGCTTGAGGCGCTGGAGAATTTGCTCAAGAGCGATAAAATGCCCCTTGCCATCGACGCATCATCGGACGAACGTATCGACCGGATTGACTCGTAGGTTGGTTGTTTACGATGCCTCTACACGAGGCAACCCCTCATCGGCTCGAAAGGCTGGTGGGGGGTTTTTCGCGTAGCGCATTAGCCTTGACACTAATGCCCATGGCGTGATGCTCCCTTCATGCCGGTTTTTACCATCCCCAAAGGCGTTGAAATTCCCGAGAACCTGAAGGAAGGCGAGGCTTTCCAGACGATGGCAACCATCGTTCTTGGCAAGGGCGGAAAGGCTGAGGTCATCGAGATTGATGGCATGGCCATCCCCGGATACGAGAAGAAGTCAAAGGGCAAGAAGATGGCCGACCGTGAGGGTGGTGAGGAGGAGTACGAGGAGGGCGAGGAGATGGAGGAGTCTGCTCCCGGCGGCGGCGGTTTCATCGCCGAGGTAATGCGACGCGGCGCTGGTCCGATGGCCTGATAATTGGGGGAAAACGATATGGCGATTATCACATGCGATGAGGCTGAGACGCTGATCAATGAGGCGGCGTCGCTGGGATGTCGTTCTCCGTGGGAGATTGAGCTGGCCAAGCTGGCTCTGGAGAATCGCATTGCGACGTATCTCCAGGGCGGTGGCGCGACTCGCGGAACGTATCGTAGCGTGAGTGCGACGGGGAATGTTCAGAGTGGAGATTATCTCTTGCTCTGTGATTCAACGGCTGGCGCTGTGACGGTTACGTTGCCTCCGGCTGCGCTGGTTCCGGGTCGGATCTATGTCTTCAAGCGGATCAATGCCGGTGCGAACAACGTGGTTGTTGACGGTTATGCGTCTGAGACGATTGACGGTGCGACGACGTACACGCTGAGTTCTCAGTGGGCTGGCGTGACGGTTATGAGCAACGGAACCGCTTGGTTCATCATCATCTGATATGGCTACCATCTCCTGCGAACAAGCCTACAGCCTGATTTCTGAGGCTTACGGCGCTTCGTGCAAGAGTCCGCGCGAGCGTAATCTGCTGGAGATTGGCCTACTCTGGGAGGCTGCGACTCTTGGCGGAAATGCGGATATCACGGCGGACAACACGGTGATAACGGCTGACAGCACGATCATCACGGCGGACATGACGGAATTTCTGTAACCGAAACCAAACCCTTCAATACTTCACATGGCAAAGCAAACGATCAATATCGGAACAGCACCGAACGACGGAACGGGAACGCCGCTTCGCACTTCGTTCGATTACTGCAATCTGAACTTCACGGAGCTGTACACGGCTACTGGCCCGAGCGGCAATAACATCGTCGTACCGGGAACCGCCACCATCACCGGCGATCTGACGGTGGATACGAACACGTTGAAGGTCAGTTCATCGACTGACACGGTTTCTATTGGTACGACCACTACCGACGCGAAGTTTCGGATTCTGGATGCTTCTGGCAACGGTGTCCGCATCGGATTCCTTCCCGGCACGTTCAATTACAACCTGTATGATGCCACCGTCCATGAGTTTCGCGCTGTCAACGGATCAAACTCTTTTGGTGGCATAAACGTCAACGGCATTGGACTCAGCCGAATCCCAGCGGCCAGCGGCATCGGTGTAGCGTTCCCGGCAACCCAGTCCGCTTCGTCCGATGCGAACACGCTGGATGATTACGAGGAGGGGACGTGGACTGGAACGCTTAAGGGTTCTGTTTCAGATCCGACCACTCCGGTTACTGCAACGGGTATCTACACAAAAGTTGGAAAGTTGGTAACCATTACAATTGCGTATTCTAACGTAAACACGACTGGGGCATCTGGTGATGTTACCATTACAGGATTGCCGTTTGCTGGAGCAGCAACTGGAGCTGGATCTGTAATAACATTTGATATGTTCACCACTTCCACAACTTTGGCTTGTTGGAACGTTGGAACCACAATCGCGTTTTATGTGTCAGGAGGATTTATTCCAGCAACACATAATGCTGGAGCGTCTCGCAACGTTAATGTAACAATGACCTACTTCGTCTAATCTTATGCTCACCGAACGCACTATCTTCTCGCTCTGCGAGGTTCTTCCTAACACCACGTTGCAGGTTCGCATGGCGAACCAGATAGTGGACGGAGATGTCGTTAAGGCATCGACTTACAATCGGTACTGTCTGACTCCCGGCTCTGACCTCACCGGCCAGCCCGAGCAGGTTGTTGCAATTGCCAACGCGATCTGGACTCCTGAAGCTATCGCCGCCTACAACGCCAGCATTCAACCCATCACCCAATGATTGATTCAACTCCCGTCGTCGCGGTTCAGGTCAACAGCGACAACTCGCTGCTCGTCACCAATGGCGTCGATTACAACAAGGATGGCGTGATGGTTGGCGGTGAAATCACCAGCCAGTACACGCTCGTTCCCGGTGACTCGTTGGATGGACAGCCCACCGAGGTTGTGAAGATCGCCAACGCGATCTGGACTCCTGCTGTTGTTGCGGCGTACAAGCAGTCGGACGCTAACTGACCACTACGATGACGGACCACCATAGCTTCATTCGAGACATCTCAATCGGCGTTGGTGGTCCGCTCATCGGAATCATGGGGAACGCCATGTTCTCCGATCCGAATCTCAAGACGGCATCCCTCGCGCTCGGCGCTTTTGCCGCGTTTCTGACATGCGTCGTCAAGTTGGTTGACCTGTACCAGAAATTCAAAAATCGAAATAAATGAAAACGACCATTCTCCCCATCATCCGCCACTTCCTCACGTTCGGCGCTGGTTATCTCGTCTCCAAAGGACTTGTTGATTCCGGTTCTGCCGAGGAGTTGATTGGTGCCATCCTGTCGATTACCGCTGTCGGTTGGTCGATTGCCGAGAAGCGAAAGGCTGGCGCGTCCGCTCCCGAGAAGTCGGAATGAACTTCCTGGCCGACTTCGTGATGAAGCTGGTCATCTGGCTTCATTCTCTGACGAAGCAGGACACGACGAGCGAAGATGCTAAGAAGCAACCCGATCTTAAGCGCGGTCTTCTTGATCGTGTGCGCGAGCATGAGCGTGAGCTGCGCGAGCCGGGTGATTTACGTCCCCCACGGTGAGCCTGTGAGGCTTGCCGAGGACGTTAAGGCTAAGGTTTGGATCGTTGACGCCAGCGGCAAAACGGTGCGTAGTAAGAACCGCATTACCATCCATGAAGGCTGGTATGCGCTTCCAAAGGAATGAGCTACAACGCACCATACAAAGGTTCTCCCGCTGTCCGATCATCCGGTAGCGGACCTTACAAGCAGTCGCCGCCACCCAAACCGCCGGTTAAACCGAAGCCGCAGCCGGTTCCGAGCGGCAGCGGACCGTATCGTAAGTGATTTAAACAAAAATCCCCCGGTGGTAATGAAAGCCATCGGGGGATAATTGTTTTGGAGAGTAGTGTCAGCGTCCTAACGATTTCATCACGCTGGCAACGAAGTCCTCGCTCTTCGCGGCGTTCGTGTTCGCCGGACGAGGGCCGCCGGTCGTCGCGCGCGAGCTGACTCCAGGTTCGCTTCCGCGATACTTCGAAAGCTCAGCCTGGAGACGCTTGTTCACCTCGACCTGAGCGTAGAGCAGCTCGCGGTATTTGGGAGCGGCAGCGGCCCACAGAGCAGCCTTCGCCAGATCCTCTTCGCTGTTCTCGCCATTGAAGATTTGCTGAGCAAGACTCAGACGCTGGTTAAGTTCGCTGTTCCACTCCTCGTCATTCTCGCGCGGCTCAAAGATTTCGAGCGAACGAGCGTCGCTTGAAACCTTCTGCCAAGTCTTCGTGGCTGACTCTAACGCAGCTTTCGTTCCCTCCTCGTTGTCCTGCTGGTACTTGGAGATGACCGCATCGTAATCGGCCTTAGCCTCGGACAATTCGGATGCGCGTTCGCCATTGATTTCGTCGTACTTAACAATTAACGCACCGAGCTTGGCCTTCTTAGACGGTGAAAGACCTTCAACGATGTCGTCGATCTGCGAGTTGCGATAGTCGCTATCGGGTGATTTCAGGAGCGAAACAAGGCGCTCACCATCGGTTCCGACAAGGTTCTTCACCGAATCGAACACGCCGGTAATCTTGCCCTCGTACTTCTTGATGAAGTCAGGATGACGCTCGATGTCCAGAAGGCGAACGCGCTCGGAAAGCGCATCACGCTCTTCCTGCAACGCCTTGAGCTGCGATTCGAAGTCGGGGTTGGTGGACTTGCCGGCCTTCAGTTCGTCCAGTTGCTTGGCCAATTGGGCCTTCTCTTCCTTGATCTTTCGGAAAGCGTCAGCGGCTTTCGTGGACTTGATCGTCTCGGGAATGTCCGCGTCGTCCGGCGCTGGCGAGGCAGGTTCGGCGGCGGCTTTCTTGCTGCCAAACATCCGCTCAATATCCATTTCAGATTTACTAAGCTTGGGTGGTGTATTGTCCGTCTTTTGCGGAGCGGCGGTTGCTGGCTTCTCAGCAGG